TGGACTAGGAACCGTGTCATTTGCTATAACATTTACAGTTACAGTTCCTCCATTAGTAATTCCAGTTATACTGTCATCAACTAAAACAGGTAAAGCGTCTTTATAATTCCACACTAAATAAATATTGTCGTCAGCAGAGCTTTCTGTAAAAGTAAATGTAATAGAATTCTCTTCTTGCGTAGAGGTTTCTGTATTTGTTACTGTAGGATACGTTGCTTGTGCGACTACCTGAGAAGCTGTTAAATTAGTTGCTGCAGACACTAAATAACCTAATGTATTACAACTATTAAAATCTCCTGTGTGATACCCTATCTGCTTAAATGAAGATATTGTCACAGAGTCATTTGTTGCTGGAACGTATGCTGTTCCTGCCACATCTTCAAAGAAAGTAAATTTAGTTAATTCACTTGCATCAAAAACATCTTCGTCTTCATAAAAAGAATTTGAATTTACTTTAAATCTATTTGTTATAGATTGATTAGCTTCGTCTTGATCATTTACAACAACAAGGTAAACTTTTCTTGTTTGTGCAACAGGACAAGTATGTGTTATTGAAACGTTTTGACTAACCGTAGAACTTATAGTAACCACCGCTATGTTTGTTACATCTAAATCAGAATTGGAAACATCTATGTTAATACTTCCTGATGTGCCAGAACCAGTAAATGTAGAGCCTCCATAAGCAACAGAAATAGAAACACTAGAACCTGCTGAAAATTGTAAGACCGCTGTACCCGCATAAGAACCTACACTTAAGTTGTAGTTGGTTGATATATTCGCATAAACATATTGGTTAAGAATAGACGCACAATCGTATTCAGGCGCGTTCACAATCATTTCTGACTGATTCATTGATAAAACATATTGATGGTTTCTTGGGTCTATTCCTCCTATATTAAACTTGTTTTTAAATCCATATAAAGTGTTTTTAAAATAAGACTTCATTCCGTAATAAGATATAGGAGTTAACCCGTCTTGTCCAAGCCTTAGTACCGTGCCTCTTGCGGCGTCTGTGAAATACATGTTTCCACCATAATTTGCAAAACTTTCTGGATTTATAGAAATGCCGTATTCTCCACTATATGCAACATCTTGTCCAAGAACTTTTTCAACAGTTGTTAGAGAAGCGCTGCCATCAGAAGAATGAACCAAGCTTTTACCATATAAAACTTTAGAAACTCGATCTTCTTGAAATACAATTAAATCTGTTTCTCTAGCAAACAACTTTTGAATGGATCCGTATTTAGCATCCATTTTTTTAGTTATTCCCCTTCTATTGTTAAACTCATTTAATGAGTTGTATGTACTGTTTTCGTTATAAGCTCCTGAATAAGTAAGTGTTGTGGTGTTGTATATTTTTCTATATCCATCAAGCAAAGAAAGGTTAGGTCTTAAATCAATATTATATATTGGAGCTAATCTTTCATCTCTAACTTGAATACTCTCTACTCCGTTACCAAAAGAAAAACAATTTCCTGTTGTTAAATTTACTATTGCTGATTGAGAATTTGTTTGATCCTGAGCATTACCTTCATGAAATCCGTTTACAATATCAAAAGTCTGCTCTGTTTCATAATAGATATCGCTATCTAAATCCATAGGATCTGTTTCGAAAACCAATAAACCATTAACAAGCAATAACTTTACCTCTACATCAATATAGCCTCTCTCTAAACCTCTTGTGAATTCTGTAGTTCTAACGTTTAATAAATGTCTAGTAGCTGCTCCACTCCCTGTTTTAGAGAAGGTAAGCTGAAATTGATTATCAGGGTCGTCATAATATGGTTGTCCTTGTGGTTTTTCCCATGACGTTTCAGCAATTATAAATTTTTCTAAAGCAGACACAAGGGCGTCGCCAGAATAATTAGCTCCAACAGCATAAGATCTTTCAAAAAACTTAGCATCATTGTTATCAGAGTCAGCACCCTCCCAGGCATCAAATCTAAAACTAACAGTTGATCCAGTGTTTATATCTAAATTAACATAATTAGAACCTTCTTTTACTTGAGATATTCCATATTCAGATTCTTTAGGTATAGTCGCGTTAGCATATCCATTTCTTCCTAATCCCCATTTTATTTTACCGCTGTTTTCGTATGTGGCAAAATTATTAGGATTAAAATCCATTGAAAAACCAACTGGTTTTATTTTCATATAAACACCTGCTATCTCCTTAATAGGCTCATCGGCAGCGTCTACATTGTTCTCTATCCACCCTTCATTAGAAGCGTTCTCTGTAGACTGATCTATATCTAAAGCGTTCTTTGTTTCATACGCAAGAACCTTTACTTTAACTTCTTTTATCAAAGGCCCATTATCATCAGATTTTACAATTAAGTTTGTCCCAGCTTCAACTTTATGAATGTTATTACCAGTCATTAAAACCCAACGATAAACACCGTCTTCATAAAATATAGTACTGTAAACATTATAAAATTTATCTCTATTAGATTTAATAAAGAATTTATACCTATCAGCCCAATACGGAGCAAGGTGGTTTATAGTTATTTTAGCCCTGTTTAAGTCAACAGAATTTTCCACTGGAACAAATATCTCCGAAGAATTATATCCAGAAGTGTTAGAAGCTGGTATAATAGAAGAATACCTGCCGTCTTTATCTAAATAAACCAATCCAAACTCATAACTTCTATTACTTTTTAAAGATAAATTTGAATTTGTTTCTCTAACATAAAAAGATGATTCTGTTGTAAATTTAAAAGGCTCCTCTATATTTGTAAAGTTTACATCAGTTGTGTCTCCTGGCGTATTATCCACTTTATGAATTATAGAAGGAGCTAATAATGTTAATGTGTTTGTTGTGGTTGATTCTAAAGAAAAAGAACCATAAGTAATTGCTACGTTATCAGGAGGTGTTGTTGTTGTAACTAAAGTTGAAAAATTATTTGATAAAGCAGTTATAAGCTCCTCAAAGTCGTTTGAAGATGAAAACTCTTGAGCATTATTATAACTCTCTGTTAATTCAACCGCATTATCACCTACAAATTCTCCATTAAAATAGACATTGGGAGCTGTACCAGCTTCGGCAGACTCTAAAGCTAATCCTAAAAAAACAGAATACCCCTTATTCAAATCAAAATTAGTGAAATCTAAAGTAAATAAAGTTTGATTTGAGTTTAATGAAGAGGTTCCTTCGTATCCGTCTTGAGATAAAGACACTTTTTCAGCAGTATAATCTATTTTTATTTTTTCATCTTCTCCTTCTACTCTAACTAAGTCATATTGCTTAGTTATATTTCCATATACAACTCTATTTTGTATAAAGTCTTGAGCTTTCGCTGTTAAGGGAACGTCGTCATATATACGACCTAATTCATCATCAGGTAGAGCTCTGTATATTTTTTTATTACTAAAAGAGTAAGTTTTTTCTGTTTCATTTTGATACCCTTTTTCTTTCTTATTTAAGTTTTCTACTACAAAAATTAAATTAGAGTTAGGGTTTTTAAAGCATATTTGTATATCTGTAACTCTTTTATCTCCTGTATTAAAACCTATTCTATACGCGTTAAATAAATTAAGCATAGATAGATTCTCCATTGTGTTGTAATCTAATCTAAACTTTGTAGATGGTGTAAATTGATAGTCTGTAAATGAAGATAACGCAGAATACTCTCCGTCTAAATATTTATACCTGTAAGAAAAAGCAAAATACTGTTCCTTTACAGCATTCTCTGTAACTTGAGCCGTACTATAAGGAGTGACTGTAGGTGCTTTTTTAGGTGGTTTTTTGTATAAGTTTATATCTTCTTCTATAAAGTTATTTACTCCATACGTTTTAGCTCTTTGTATGTTAATACACCTAGGAGGATTATATCCGTCTGTCCACAATAAAAGATTTTGGTTAGTAGATGTGTTGTAAACAACATTAGCTCCCGTAACCTTATAATATTCATTGAAGTTTAAAACTTGATCGTTTGCACTTCTTGTGTCTTGAAGTAAAACAGACATGGTTGCTGTCTCTGAATTATATTCGTATACAAAAGAATGATTTAAGGAATTTACAACAAACCAATATATTTTTTCTCCTACCTCATCTGAAACAGATCCTATACATATAGGGTTATTTGCTTCAGAGATAAAAGTTAATTTAGTGTTTCCTTTTTCATTTTCAACTGCACCAGCATCAGAACCAGCTGTATTAACAACTCTAACATTTAAAGCGTCAATATACTCTCCGTCAGGAACAAGTCTCTCATCAAAATCCTTGTTCATTTTTCCTTTTGAAAAGGTGTTTTGTATTTTCATATTACTTTATCCACTTATCACGACCTCTCAATATTTGAGTTAATTCGTTTAGTTTTATTGAATTTAATCTAATCTTAGCATTTCTTAGTGAAGCTGATGATTGTTTAGAAGCTCTTCTAACAATATACTCTTGTACTCCAAACTTTGATTTTAATATTGTTGATTGCAGGTAGTCATACATAAAAGTTTCAGCTAACTTATGAACTTTTATTTCACTATCAGACAACCCATAAACTCCATCAGAAACATATTGTATAATAATATTTTCTTCTTGAAGATTAGAGCTAAATAAAATCATACCTAAGTTTTTATCTATAAGATAACTTCCGTTGCTGTTTGCTGTAGAAGTGTCCATTCCAAATCTTTTTCCTTTAGACAGCTTCCCTGTGCTTCCTAGACCATCTGGCCTCTTGTTTCTCCAATTAGTTTCTATTACTGGAGTACCAGTTAATGCATTTCCGCTAGAATCTAGTAAAATATTTTTTTGAGCACTATTATCTTGCAAATAAGATTTAGTGATTTTTGAATTAAAGTTCTGAACTATATCGTGTGTTGAGCCATCTGACCCTACATATGAAACTTTCACAAGGCTTACAAAATCATGTGGTAAATGCATTTGTAGTGTTTCAGGAACTTGAGCTTCAAAACCTAATATCTCTCTTAATGCATCATAATGAATTTCCTGTAACCCTCTTTTTGCATGAAAAACTACTTCATTTCTATCAACTTTATTAATCACCTTATCATCACCAACATAGCTTAATAAAAAATTGTTTATAATATCTTCCAATAAAAGATATTGATATGTTCCCCAATTATCATTAGTTGGAGTATTCCCTTCGTTTTGATAATATTGAGATTGCGTTAAGTCTTGTCCAATTATAGGCATAATCTATGAGTTTTGTTTTTGATATTCGATACCTTCCATTGCTGTAGTTGCCTGCACAACATCATTTTCCCTAATACTCAGTCCTGCTAATTTACATATTTTTATAACAAGAGATGTTTCATCAGAAGAAGGTATTTCAAAATTAGTTGAAGAATCTGAGTTATATACAGGATCGCTGTTTATTGTGTTGTATCCCCAAACAGGATCTATAGGTTTTCTTACGTAATTACAA